TCCGACTGTATACTTTACCCACTGTTATTATAAGTTATTTTTCAGATATAATTTGGTGGAATAGATATTATAAATGTTGTAAAGAAATAGAAATAATTAGAAAGGCAATAAAAAAATATGAACGAAATTAATTTCGAAAAAGATCAGGAAGAAATTTTAGATAGAACTGAAAATTTAAAATCATTGGCTGATCAAATTAAAAAGTTAAGAGCTTTGGAAGATAAAGTTAAATCCGATGAAGAATCCTTAAAAGAAGAGAAAAAAGAATTAGAACGAATTTCAGGAGAAGTTATTCCAACACTGTTAAGTGAAATGGGTTTATCTTCTCTTAAACTTGCAGATGGATCTGCAGTTGATGTGAAACCATATTATGCGGCGAATATCTCGGCAATAAACCGAGATGCGGCATATGGTTGGCTTCGTTCCAATGGCCTAGGTGATATTATTAAAAATGATATTACTGTTTCCTTTGGACGGAACGAAGATAACAAGGCGGCAGAATATGCTAACCTTGCGAGGGGTCAGGGATTTCAACCGACACAAAAGTTGAAGGTTGAGCCTATGACCCTGAAAGCGCTAGTCCGTGAGCGTATTGAGGCAGGTAAAACCATGCCAACGGATATTTTTAACGTGTTCGTAGGAAACCGAACCAAAATAACAAGGAAACAATAACTATGAATCAAGAAACAAGCATAGCGAAGAAAACAAATGCAGGTGCACTGGCTACGAATTTATTCGAAGCTGATGCAAATGCTGGCTCTCAGAACATGACGCAGGATGATCTTGCGTTGCCTTTTTTGAAAGTCTTAGGACAATTATCTCCAGAAGTTAATAAACACGACGCCAAGTTTATTGACAAAGCAGAACCTGGAATGATTGTAAATAGCGTGACCAAAGAACTCTATAATGGAGCAACAGGTATAAATGTTATACCTGTCCATTATGAAAGACAATATGTCGAATGGCGAGACAGAGGTCAGAGTGGAAACGCTCCCGTAGCAATACACAAAGCAGATAGCGATATAGTGGGTACAACTACCCGCGATAAGTCTTGGAAAGATAGATTACCGAACGGTAATTATCTTGAAAATACTGCAAATCACTTTGTGATTCTCATGGGTAAAGCTCCATCAACAGCTTTGGTTTCTATGAAGGCTACTCAATTAAAGATTAGCCGTAAATGGAACTCAATGATGATGGGGATAAAAATGCAGGGTAAAAACGGTTTATTTACTCCGCCAACATATAGCCACATTTATAATCTAAAAACTGTTCAGATGTCTAATGACAAAGGAACATGGTTTGGATGGGATGTGTTTAAAGTTGGTCCAGTTTCAGAGAAAGGTGTTTACGAAATTGCTAAAAACTTTGCTGAAAAAAACAGCAAGGGTTTAGTGAAAGTTAAACATGGAACTGACGAATCTAAAGACGTGCCGTTTTAACAATTTCCTTTGCGAAGGAATAAAGGGGCGGTAGCGGGAGACTTAAACCGCCCCATAAGAAAGATTATGATAGAACAGTTTATTAATATATTTACAGGTTTACAAAGAGCGCATGGATGTTCCTATATTGAAAAGAAAAGAGCAGATGGCACTAAAGTAAAAGGTCAATCTTTTATTAAAAGAGAAGAAGTCACAGAAAAAATGTGGCAAGACCATTTAAATGGTATTGAACCAAGTTTAGGAATTATTCCAATCAATGAAGAAAATAAATGTCAGTGGGGGTGCATTGATATTGATAGTTATGCAGGATTTGACCATAAAAAATTAATTAATAAAATTAAATTATTAAATCTACCACTAATAGTTTTTAGATCTAAAAGCGGAGGAGCACATGTAGTTTTACATACTACGGTCTTTGTTGAAGCAAAATTAATTAGAGATAAACTCTTATCCGTTAGCGCAATTTTAGGATACGGTGGGTCAGAGGTTTTTCCAAAACAGATCGAATTAAAATCGAAAGATGATACAGGGAACTTTCTTAATTTACCATATTTTAATTATAAAAATACAACAAGATATGCTTTCAAGGAAGATGGCGCAGCGGCTACTTTAGAAGAGTTTTTTGAATTATACGAAAAAAATAAGATTACTCCTGAACAATTAGATAAACTAAAAATTCAAAGACCAGAATCAGAATTTAATGATGGCCCGCCGTGTTTAGAATCCTTAACTCAATCTAAATTAGATGATGGTCGAGATAGAATTTTATACCAGTATATTCAATACGCAAAAAGAAAATGGCCGGCTGACTGGGATAAAAAAATCAATCCATTTAATTATAAATATTTTACAACTCCTTTGGATGACAAAACAATCCAGGATAAAATTAAATTTAACAGTAAAAAAGAATTAGGTTTTAAATGTAACGAAGAACCTATGTGCAGCCACTGCGATAAAAAATTATGCAGAACTAGAAAATTTGGTATTGGAGGTGAGGCTGTTTTTCCTATATTAAGCGATCTTCAAAAAATATTATTAGATAAACCTTATTACTATGTCAATGTTGATGGTGAAAGAGTAAAATTAGAAAATGCTACTACTCTTTATGATCAACGACTATTTCAAATTTCAGTTTTAGAACAGGCTGATAAAATACTTCCAAGTATTTCAAAAAAAGAATACAAAAAATATGTTCAAACTCTTTTAGATGGTAAAGAAACAATTGATCCACCAGCAGGATCATCTAAGATAGATCAATTAGGAGAGCATTTAGAAGAATTTTGCACGAATCGTAGTTCTGATACAGCTACTAAAGAAGATATGATAAGAGGAAATGTCTGGACGAATAAAGGAAGACATCATTTTATATTCAGTAAATTTTACCATGGTTTCTTACAGAAAAGAAAATGGGATGAAAAATCTCAAGTTACTCAACAAATGCTAAAAGAACATTTTAATTGCAAAGGTGACCGTGAATGGATTGGAAAAAAACTAATTTCAATAATGACAATAAAATCATTTGAAAAAATTGAAGATACTTACAGACCAAAACAATTTAAACCAAAGGATCCTTATTAATGAAAACAATTGTATTAGGACCACCAGGCACAGGAAAGACAGAAACTTTATTAGATAAAGTCGAAGATCATTTAAAGAAAACAGATCCTAATAAAATTGGATTTTTTGCCTTTACTCAAAAAGCTGCAAACGAAGCAAGAGATAGGGCTATGAAAAAATTTAGTTATACTGAAGATGATCTTCCATATTTTAGAACACTTCATTCATTAGCTTTCAGGAGATTGGGAATTAAAAAAGAAAACGTAATGCAAAAAATGCATTATCAAGATTTAGGTAAAGAAATAGGTTTTGACGTGGATTATATGGAATATGATGATGAAGAAGGAGGTACATTTACCACTAAAAGTGATTACCTCAGAATTATTCAATTGGCTAAATTAAGAAACATAACTGTATCACAACAGTATGATCGAAAGGAACATACTCAGATAGTTGAGTTTGATAAATTAAAAATTATAGCAAATGAACTAGAGTCATATAAAAAACAATATGGACTCGTTGATTTTAACGATATGATTTTAGATTTTGTAAAATCAGATGCATCACCAAAATTTGATGTTGTCTTCATAGATGAAGCACAAGATTTATCCTTAATGCAATGGGATATGACAAGAAGCATTTGGGATAAAACAGATGACTCTTATATTGCAGGGGACGACGACCAGGCAATATTTAAATGGGCAGGTGCTGACATTGATAGTTTCATAGCACAAGATGGAAAATTCATTAGGTTAGCACAGTCGTACAGAGTTCCCAAAAAAGTTCATGATATTGCAATGACAATAGTAAATAGAATTTCTAAACGATTACCAAAGGACTGGAGACCAAGAACAGTACAAGGATCTCTAACAAGATATCCTAATTTTGAAAATGTAGATATGTCTAAAGGAGAATGGTTAGTACTGGCTAGAACCCGATACATGCTGAATGAATTAGAAAATGTCCTCTATCAAAAAGGTCTATACTATAAAAATAAATTTAAAAAATCTTACGAAGAAAATTTATACGCCGCTATCACGAACTGGGAACAATGGAGAAAAGGATCTCCTATGAATCCTGATCAAATTAAACAGATATATGGTTATATGAGTCCAGAGCACGCTGACAGAAATCAACTTTTAATTATGAACAAGGACGCACATTATTCTTTAAATGATTGTAAAGACAAATTTGGTCTTCGTACTAATTCTGTTTGGTATGAATCTCTGGATGACGCTCCATGGAGAAAAGTAGAATATATTAGAAAAATGAGAAGTAATGGAGAACAGCTTAATAAAGCACCAAGAATTTTATTATCAACCATTCATGGTGTCAAGGGTGGAGAAGCACAAAATGTAGTTTTATTAACAGATTTAAGTCTAAATACGCAAAAAGGATATGACAAAAATCCCGATGACGAGAATCGACTGTTCTATGTTGGCGCAACACGGACCAAGGAACACCTGCATATTATAGAGCCAAAAGATTTTTATAAGAGTTATCAGATATGAGTGTGTACGATAAACAAATTGGTGGAACTCATTATAAAAAAATGAAAATTCAACCTAGTGAATTTATTAACAAGAACAAATTGCTATTTGCAGAAGGAAATGCTATTAAATATATTTGCAGACACGCAGCTAAAGGAGAAGTACAAGATTTAGAGAAAGCAAAACATTATATTGATATGATTATTGAAAGAGATTATTCATGATACAGCAGCCACTTTTCAAACCTCAAACTGAATGGATTCCACCACAGGAATTTCCAGACTTATCTAAATACGATGAAATAGCAATCGACCTGGAAACAAAAGACACTAATTTAATAAAAATGGGGTCGGGTTCCTTTACAGGTAATGGAAAAATAACAGGAATATCTGTCGCTGTTAAGGACTGGTGCGGCTACTATCCAATTGCCCATGAGGGCGGTGGCAACATGGACCGTGAAATGGTTTTAAAATGGTTTAGAGAAGTCTTAAAAACAAACGCACTAAAAATTTTCCATAATGCCATTTATGATGTCTGCTGGATTAAAACACTGGGAAATATTGCAATAGGTGGTCATGTTGTAGACACCATGATTGCTTCAGCATTGGTTGATGAAAATCAAATGCGTTACGATCTAAATAATTGTGCCCGACGTTATACGGGACAAGGTAAAGATGAAGCTGCTTTGTACGAAGCGGCAAGAGAATGGGGCGTAGATGCCAAAGTAGAAATGTATAGGCTTCCGGCCATGTACGTAGGCGCCTATGCTGAAAAAGATGCAGAACTGACTTTGAGCCTTTGGCAAGAATTAAAAAAAGAAATAGATTATCAAGATCTCTCATCCATCTTCCATCTTGAAATGGAACTGTTTCCATGCCTTGTGGAAATGAGTTTTCTTGGAGTCCGTGTGGATGAAGAGCAGGCGTTGGAAGAAAAGAAATTATTGATGGAACAGGAAAAAAATTTATTGTTAGATGTTAAAAAAGAAACCGGCCTTGATGTACAGATTATGGCTGCAAGATCCGTGGCAAAAGTATTTGATAAACTTGATCTTCCGTATGAAACAACACAGAAATCAAAAGAACCAAGCTTCGTTAAGAACTTCCTGCAGAATCATCCGCATCCAGTTGTCAAAAAGATTGCACAAGCCAGAGAAATAAATAAATCACATTCAACTTTTATTGACTCCATACTAAAACATGCCCACAAGGGCAGGATTCACGCTGGAATAAACCAGCTTCGTGGAGACAGCGGAGGAACGGTTACTGGTAGATTCAGTTATTCCAACCCGAATCTTCAGCAGATTCCCGCACGGAACAAGGAACTTGGACCACGGATCAGGCGTCTATTTATACCTGAGGAAGGCCATAGATGGGGTTGTTTTGACTATAATCAACAGGAGCCTAGGTTGGTGGTACATTATGCATCCTTGCAGAAGTTATACGGCGTAGGAGAAGTCCTCGACGCGTACAACAAAGGAGATGCAGATTTCCACGCCATCGTAGCCGACATGGCGAACATTCCTAGACTTCAAGCTAAAACAATCAACTTGGGTTTATTCTATGGGATGGGTAAAAATAAATTACAGGCAGAACTCGGTATTAACAAAGATAAAGCAGAAGAATTATTTAAACAATATCATAGTAAAGTTCCATTTGTAAAACAGTTGATGGATTCTGTTATGAAGCGCGCCCAGGATTCAGGGATGATAAGAACATTACTCGGCAGACTTTGCCGATTTCACTTATGGGAACCGAATCAATTCGGAATTCATAAATCCCTGCCGCACGAAGAAGCGCTCAGGGAGCATGGACCGGGGATTCGTAGGGCATATACCTACAAAGCATTAAACAAACTTATACAAGGATCAGCTGCCGATATGACCAAAAAAGCAATGATTGAACTACATAAAGAGAAAATTATTCCACATATACAGGTGCATGATGAGTTGGATATCTCTGTAAAAGATGATAAAGAAGCTGAAAAAATAAAAAAAATTATGGAATCCGCTGTTGAACTGGAGGTGCCTAATAAGGTAGACTATGAATCCGGTGAAAACTGGGGCAATATAAAATAGGAGAAAACTATGGAAAAACTAAAACAATACGCTATAGGACTATGGGGATTAGCTAGAGCCAACAAGAAAGTTACTTTTGGCATAATCGTTGCTATCCTTATTCTATACACACTAGTTAAATAATCGGAGATACCAGCCGGTATCTTTAATATCAACACACATGAAAAGTAAGGATATACGTGATGAAGAAACTGATATGGAAGATAAGACAGATAATATCAAAGTATAAGGTGAAATTATACGTGAGCTATGTTAACTTGACGAAATATAAAAAATGACTGATAAATTCTGTAAAAAATGTAATCATTCATGCCACTGCGAGAGTCGTTGCTTCAGCCATGAAGACTGTTCATGTAACAAATGTGGCTGTAGTAAAGATGGCGGAATCGTAATAGACGACACCGGCGAATGCGAAGGATGTCAGTAAATGTCAAGGTCATTTAAAAAATTCATAGTCAGATTAAGAATGTTCTATGCAGACCTGAGGGGTCATCATGGAAAGAAATGGAACTACGAGCCATCAGAATGTTATATGGGCGGGAAAAAGAATAGACA